CACATACAAAGTACCTGCCGTTGTGGTTATATCGCCTGCGGTTGAGAATGAGCCGCCTGTAATAGAACCGCTCGTTGCCCAGTTCGCATCTGTAGTTAAATCGGAGTTGATTACAGAGGCGGCCTCTACGGTGAGGTCGCCTGCCATACTAATATCAGAAGTTCCATCACCAAGTGCCCATATTCCAGGAAGTACTACACCCATCTCTATTGCATTGAAGGAATCAGCGGTAACAGCACCATCGACATCGAATGCTCCGCCTACGTTCATTGCTCCGCTGGTATTGATAGAGCCGTCTACATTCAGGACAAGCTGGGACGTATTCAATCCCGTGCCGAAATGGTATGGTCTTACCGTACCTGTACCTTGAGCAAGAGAGTAATTAGTAAATACAGTGGAGGCGGAGTTGTACCCCATAGATATGTATTCAGTGTTCGTAAGTGCCGTCGGAGTGCCTTTACCGAATATGGAAAAAATAACAGTATCAGTTCCATCGCCTGTCAATGGGAACAAATCCATACCTGCTATCCCATCTGTTTGGCCCTGAATACAGAGGTAGTCTATGCCACCACTTGTTCTGCTGGTAAACAGGTAGTCCTGATTATTGAAATCAAGTATAAGAGGCACGGCAAATCCAGCATAGTTCGGGTCAGACCATGAGTACAGATAACCACGCACCCACGTATTAGCGTCATTGCAGTAGTACAGATAGTTATCATCAAAGGAAGCATGTCCTTCACTGCCGTCACTGGTGGCCGCAGCGGGAGTATCTACAATAACCAGATTGTTATTATAGACATACTTGCGTGTTTCGACAGGGAAGCGGATTGTCTGCCTTACTGCGTGGGTTGCAAGTCCTGACGACAGCAGGACAATTAAAGCCAGCACTGCTATTTTCAATCTGGTATTCATATTACCACCTTCGGCCATAGACCCGCAATGCACCTGCTTCGACACCGGTAGCACCGTCGCATCCGTAGAATACGAACTGAATCCACTCGATGCCGGTTGTCTCTATGGTGATTATTGCAATCTCGTTGTTGCCGGAGTTGCTTACATTGATGCCCGACGTGCGGCCTCCTGGAGTGTTAGGATCAGGAAGAGAGCCAGGCCACTTCGTTACTTTTGCAAGAGTCAGTGTGTCAGCCCAGAAGGAAGGATTCATTGTTATTGTGATTGCCTTGCCGTTGTTTGACGATGACATTCCTGAAAAAGTCATATTGCACACGTCAGTGTAAGTGGTAACAGCATAGTAGCCGGCTGTTATGTTGGCGTCACCGGTTATGTAGGCAACTTGCTCCACTACTGCACCGTCGAAACCTGCATCAGGACTTACGAATACTTCCGTACTGTGGGTGTAAGTGCAGGCTGCGGCTGTAACTTCAACACCGTTGGCTGCCGTGCCATCGGGAAAGGTGCCGACGGCCTGCGTGCCTAAGATACCGGTACCGTGTCCGATGACCTGTAAAGGCCCGTTTGTCTTCGCCCAGCCGAGTACGGAATAGCTGAACGTATTGTCTACAGCATTGTCTGCACCTACGGAATAGTTCTTTCCGCAGATTATGAATTGCCATTTCGTGCCTATGCTGGTTCCTTCGCCGAATTCAGGACTGCCGGTAGAGGGAATGCGAAAGGCACCGCCTGATGCTACGGAATTGGTGTCCTTGTTTGAAAAGGCACTGTCAGTAGTCAGGTTGTAAATGGCTGCCAATGAAGCACCATCTTCATTGGAATCGGCACGTATCTCATGCCAGCTTGAGTGGTACTGGTCGGTGGTAACTGCAAGAAGAGGCTTGATTACAATAAAGTAGCCGCTTACAAGCAGAGACAGCCCTATTAGCAGGATAGGCCAGTTCTTTTTTATCATTCTACTCATTTCGTTGTCTCCTTATGTTGTTCTGTTAATTATGTAACGTCCTTGAGGTGCATCGTCAATTGCAGCGTTAAGCACGTCATTGTTTCCCTTGTCTTTGTTGGTGTTGTCTTCATTTACATCACAATCTTCGGTTCCGTTGGCAGCTTTAGCTTCAGCGAGGGCGTCAACGTACATCGAGCGTAACTGCTCTTTCTTTGTTTTGTCTTGTTTCAAAGGCTCGCACAGCATGATTGCCAGTCTGGTATAGACCAGCTTCGTAAAGTAAGCAGGCCACATATTAGGGTCAGTAACAAGCCGTGTGTAGACAATGTAGGCTGTCGATACGTTAGCAAGTATCACAGGGTACTCTTTTATGCTGCTTCCTTCCGTCTTCAGCATCAGCTCACGGCTGAACGGATATTCCACATCATCGTAGGTGGATTCCTGCAAGCGGCGCACACGCAGGCACAGTGAAGGCAGGACGAACTGGTAATCATAAGAACCATGCTCGGGGTCGTCTGCATGTGCCGCAATGGAGGTACGCACACGGCAGAAGGCCCACTCTATGCGTAGAGCATGACATTCATTACGTGCGAACTTGTATAGAAGTTTGGAATGCAGTTGGGCTGTACTGTCGTCGTTGCTCCCTGTCAGTGGCGACTCACCTACGAGGGCAAGTGCTGCATTTTTTACGTCAGTTTCGCTTACGCTGTCGGCCATCTTTCACCTCAATAATGAGGATGGGTTTGTCAGGCCCATCCTCACAAGTCATACTTGCGTCCCTGATAAATTTAGTCTCCGTCTGCAAATCCGGCAATTGAGTTGGCATCAACTGTGGTGCCTCTCGTAGTGCCTTCGGCAGTACCTGAGAACTCATCGCCGTCCGTGTCTGTCAGGAAGTTGTTCACAAACACGCAGTCGTCGGCAACACGCATCAACAAACCGGTTGCAACATCGGAAACAATAGTGTTGTTTGCAATAAGCCCTGCGGAAGCGTCAAGCAGGGATATTGCAGCTACTGCATTGATACCGGTGTCGGCCACAAGAGAACCATTTATCAAAATGTTTCCCATGATTAGAACATCGGTAACAGCAGCAGTGTCACCACCAATGCAGGCAACGGAGTAATCACCGCGAATGTCATTGCCGATTATTTGCAGGTCGTCGGTATCGGCATCGCAGAAGATTGCATGGGCTGCACCGGAGGCACCCATATTGAACCTGTTGTTCCTGATTGTGCAACTCGCATTGTTGTTGACAAAGTTGATGGCTTCCATGAACTCGTCGGTTCCGACTTTGTTACAGTCGAACACGCAGTCCTCTATCGTGAAATAATCGACAGAGTCTTCAACTTCAATGCCCATCAGGACACCTGTAACGCAGGCTTTGAACCTGATACCGCGAACTGAGACATTGTCAGCTCCGATGGCAACTTCAGCAGCAGTATGCTTCATCAGAAGTGTCGGACGAAGACTGCCGTTGCCAAGACCAATTAAAGTTACACCTCGAATGTCAAGGTCGAGGCTCTGTGTAATGAAAGTCTCGGAATGGCCCTGTGCTACAAGGATGTAGTCACCGGCATCGTGGGTGCAGAGGTTCACCGCCTCATCGATGGTGGCTACAGCAGTCTCCCAGGATGTGCCTCCCGCTGCGGTAGTGACCCCGCTGTCAACATAGAAAATGGAACCGGTACCAGGATTGGCACCGAGTTCTATCAGCTTATCGGCTGCCTTCATCCAGTTCCACGCAGGGTCGGCTTTAGAACCTGAGAGCCATGATTCGTTAGGAGGACTGGTAATGTCCCAGCCTCCTACAGATGCAAACAGGTAGCCGGCAAGCATTGCGAGTAAAAGAAAGGTCAAGCCGTAAGATAGTTTTTGTTTCATTTTACTATCTCCAATTTAGTTTTCAATTCTTGTTAAACAAAGCAATAGTTTTCACTTGCCTGTCGGCTAACTGAAGCCGTTCAATACTGTCTGGGCTGGAGCCGTTATTGCAGGCTCGGGTCCGTCAGCCAGGTAAGCACAGAGCTTGCCGGCTGTGGCATCGGCAGTGTGAGGCTCGAACTCGATTGACAGGTATCGCTTGTAATCGAAATGCGGAAGCGGCTGGTTTATCAACAGAGCATTGGCAACCATTACTGCTAAAGCAAAGCGATAGCACAGCACGTCGGTTGCAGTGGCCGCGTCGAAGACAGGGTCTGCCGAGTCGGTTATCAGCTTGATATTTGCACCGCCTGTGTTGCTTGCAAAGTCAGCAGGACCGACTTTGACAATCAGCCAGGGAGGTTTGCTTCCACCTGCGATTTGAATACCGGCCACATCGAGGTCTATGTCGTTTGTCAGTAGCGCACCGGCGGTACAGGAGGCATAGTAGTCGGCAGAAGTATTCAAACTGTAAGCGTAAGTGAAACAGTTTTTGATGTCTATCATCTTAGTATCTCCACAAAGAGATTTAATTTTTGTTCCTGTTTGCAATGCAACGCAAACAACTATGCACAGAGCTACGTTACGTAAGCCTGGTCATTTCCAATCTGTTCTACCAGCTTCATCGGAATGCCCCAGAAGCGAGTTACAGGCTTTGCGAACGGGCCTTCACCTTCGGTCTGCTGGGTAAAGTAGGCATTGCCTTTCTCGTCGGCACGCAGTGCAGCCTGGGTGAGAACAGTACGGTTGCAGTACAGGACTGCTCCGGCACCGCCGTAATGCAACTGGTTATACAAACGAATCAGCGGCTTTTCACTGAATCCGAAGTCGTCTACCTCGTCTATGTTCGTAGTCGAGATGTTGACAACCCGCTTGATGCAGCGATAGTCGTGGATGAAGATTCCGAAATCGTTCGTGAACCATGTTTGCCATACGGGACGTTTCTTTGTTCCGCCCGGGTCGGTCTGGATTGACTTTCCGTAGTCTTCCATCTTGATTGGAAGGGTGCTGGACGAACCGCCGCGAGGGTCATTGCGTGGATAAATGCAGTTGACTCTCTTGGCACCCCACTGGATGCAATAGATGGAAGTCTTGTTGGAAGTTGATGAAGCATTGCCCTGGGCATTGTCAAATACGTCCGTCTCTGAACCTGCTGTTTGCAGAGTACTGTAGAGAGTACGGTTGTTGATGCCCATAATCATACGAGGGTCGGTATCACGATTGCCGTCGAACAGGCGTGAGACGAAGGTTTTTGTCATACCACCGGCAAATATATCGTCTTCCTGTGCACGGGCACCGGCTGGATCGGGTGAATGCTGGTACTTCATTACGTCTGTTTCGGAAAGAGCATTGAACAGACAGGTAGGCTCGATGATTTTCTCGGTGACGCCGGCTTCTCCGTTGACACCTTCGTCGTAGGAGCGTTCCGAGCCGGATGGTTCTGATGCAACGCGAGTGTCTTCATAGTACGTGCCTGCATTGCATTCAAGCCACGTAATGTCTTCAAGGATGCGATTCTCTTGCGAGAGCACATCTATGATTTGTGCGAGATTACCCTTGGGGTCTTCCCTGCGGATAAGCTCAAGCATTGTTAAACTGGTACCTAACGCATGTGTCGTCATTAGATATACCTCCAATTATTAACTCGTATAACGGAAGTAATCCATGACACATGGGCTTCCTGATACTATTGGCATCTCTGCCACCGGTCACTTTAACCGGAAAGCATCAGGCCCGCTTACGCAGGTACTCTGAACTGGTTTTAATCCGGCCTGGCCATTCAGGTAATCAGACCGGTATGGGTTTACTATGTCGTCTTTGGAATAAGTGTTGATGAAGTCGGGTGATTGTACCGCTTGTCAGGACCAACAAGGTCACTGGCACCTGCTGCTTGTTTGGCGGCAGGTATGACAAGTTCATCCTTTACGTGCTCAGCGGAGTTCATCTTCGTTCCTATTGCGTGAAGTATTCTTCGCTGACGCACATCTAAACCGAGGTCACGCCACTTTTGGTGGTTGCCTGGGTCATCATAGATTTTGCTGTCTTTGACAAGGGCCTTCATAGCATCGTCACCGAATTCCATTATGGCTGCGAATGCAATTCGTCCGTTCTCTATTGCCTTGTCTCCTGACCAGGCAGGGTCTTTGTCGAGTTCAGCGAATGATGCTTCATCTGCGGCTGACTGGGCCGCAAGACGGGCACTCACAGTTTCTACTTGTACAGCATTGGACAGCTCGACAAGTCCCTTTGCTACTTCCGGAGAGAAGCCTTTATCGACAAAGAACTTCCTGAAGGTGGCTTCGTTCTTTATCTCCTGGTCGCCATACTCGAAATCGGCTATTCGCGGCATCTCGAAGTCGTCGGGATTTTCGGAAGCACCGAGTTCTTTGCGAAGGCTGCTGTGAAAGGCGGCTTTTTCAGCATCAGTGGCATTTGCAGCAGGCCGCTGTATTACGTTTTCCAGTTTCTTGCCATAGGCTGCCTTTGTGTTTGCATAGTTCTTGATTAACGTTCCCACATCGGGTACATCATCGAGAATTTTAGTGCCTTTGAAGCTGTCACCGAGGGACGTGATGGCTTGTTCGCGGAAAGTTTCTGCAAACTTGCCGTCTGCTTCAATGTGTTCCATTATGTTGTCCATTGTTTATTCTCCTTTTGTTCAGGCATTTGCCTCTGCTTCGATAGCGGCCATTTCCTGTTCAGGACCTATGCCGCAGTTTGCTTTAATCAGGTGGAGCAATTCAATACAGGCAAGCATAGCAGCTTCTGTAGACCTGCGTGAATAGCAGATACGAGTCAGGTCGAACAGGACTTCACGGCCTGCCGCTGTATTATAAAACGCCTGCGCGTAAGCCATGCGTCTTTCTTCCTGTGCGACAGGATCATCAGATATAGCTGTCTCACTTAACTGCCACCATTGTTGCTTGTCTTTGCTCATTATGTCCTTACGGAATCAACTCAAGGTCGTACTCAGGCTCCTTGCGGTCAAGAGCCTTCATTATGGACTTGGCATAGGCGATTTCAGCCGGAGTCAGTCCTTTGCGAAAGCCGCCCGGCTCGTTGGGTTTCTTGGGATTGCTGCGTTTGATGTACTTACGCAATACTTTTTCGGCTGCTACACGGGCTGCAAGTGAGTCCTCTTCGGCCTTTATGTCCTGCATGGAAGATATTTCTTCAACTGTTGGAAGTTTAGCAACACCGAGACGCTGCTTTAGCTGGACCAGTTCCGTCTCCAAAGCTATGAGACGCTGCTCAACCGACTTCGGGCGTACAGGAGGCATTGACGATGTCTTCACAGGTGCAGGTGCAACCAGTTCGTAAGGTTCTCCTGTACTGGTTATAGATTGTTTTTCTTTTGCCTGTGCAATTGTAATAGTGTCGGCCATATCAGGTGCCGCTGCCGGTCTTACTTGCTTATTGTTACGCTTGTCCATTAAAAATCTCCTTTTAGTTTATTAGCTTACAGCACCTATGCCGGCAAGTACCGAATCGGGTGCCACTGAACCAGACAGGCTTCCTGCCGCTGATGCGGCTTTCTGTGCCATTTCAGCCTGCTCCGTTGCCTGCTGCCGCTGGTTTGTTTCTTCGATTATTTTTCTTACTTCCTCATCGGACTTAACCATACGCTGCGGCAGTCCTCCCGAGACTGTTACTTCTTCAGCCATTTCCATAAAGTTGAACTTGATGGGAACGAACGAGTCGAGAACTGCCATCTGCTCTATGACAGCTACGGCGTCCGTGATGCTCTTGCCCCGCAGCAGGGTCTGCTGTAATTGATGCAGTGGTCCTATGTACCTTATGTTTACTTTGCCTCCAGATTCTATCAGCTCATCGGGTACTTCAGGCATTCGGCCTGCGGCTGTTTCTTCTTCTATCAGGACGCCTATACAAGGTTCTAAGCATTCCTGCTCGAATGTGTCGACTATGGCTGACATCAAGGTGGCCTTCTCTCCCATCATCTGTGAGACTTCGTAGGCGGTCTTTACTTTTGACAGCTCTCCGGATGACAGCATCTCGAAAAAGCGTATATACATGCGGTCGTCAATATCGGCATTGAGACGCACCATCTGGGCGTCTGCTGTCGGCCATTGTATACGGTCTCCCCATGTTTTTACGTCCTCACGCTGTATGTCATCGGTCCATGTGGTTCCACCTGGATTGTCATGAAGTGTACGACGCAGTGTGGATGATGCCAGCTTGCGTGGGTCAACTGCGAGATGCGCCGCAAGCAGGTTCTTCTCACCGAGTTTGTTAGTGTATAATGCCGTAGTAAGGCAGTCCATTGCTATTGAAGTGCCGTACTCGAAGCCGGTCTCACGCAGGGAACGCCAGCATATCGGGAAGATGTTGTCACCTGAGTCGAGGACTAATCGATTATCTTTTTCACCGAGAAGGACACACATAACTTTGTATTTCTTGTCTACGTTACGTGCACTGTTGTTGTACCTGTCATCATTGGGATAGACCGCCCAGATGTATTTGTGTTCCTCGAATGGCTCTTTCAGATCGTTGGATTCCGCTGAATTGTCCTTGAACCAGTTATCAGGCAGCTTACGCCTGTCGAACATTTCGAGGGCTGTAAGGTTCGTCATAGTCTGTGTACGATGGTATATGATTGCATCGCCGTACTTGTCGATGCCTATAAAGCTGTCCCTTGGATGGACTACATCGAAGACAACACGGTCTTTCTTGCGGTCACGCATAGGAACCATACAGGAAGTTCCTACCGAGTGGGCGTCCATGCCATGAGGATAGAGTGCCGAGTATAACGTACTGCGTCCGGCTGCGTATAGGATTTGTTCGGAAGCATCCTGTGTGTATTGCTTTACTGCGTCGGAACGCAACAGAGAGCGTTGAGTGGGAACAAGACCTATCCAGGGGACCTGCCGTGATACCATGTAGCCAATCTTGCCGCTTACGAATTTATTGAGGGCATTGGCAGGATGCTGGTCGTATATGTTCTGTCCGTACTGCTTGCCCTTCTCACAATTGCCGAGGATGTCATAGCTTCTCGGCCTGAATATCTTTACTACAAGGGCTTTGATGTCGTCCTGTACCGCACGACGCTGGGCTATTCGTCCCTGCATTGTTACGACGAACTTTGCTGACTCATCGGCTGTCTTTGTCTTCCAGTTGAAACTCATAGCTTGTCCTCTTCATTGTACCGCGTATTCTGAGGAGGAGTCAGTCTCGCATGGTTCAGTTGGCAGCTTGCAAACGAGTCTTTGAACAGGTCTACTGCCTCTTCAATAAGTCGAACAGGCACGTTGCCGAATGCACCGAGAAAGACCTTGCATCCGCAGAATTCAGCACCAGGTACTTCTTGCAGCATCAGCATCAGTTTACTCCAGGCACTATTACATTGGTGCGAGTCTTGTCCTGCACGTAGGCTATCCATTCTTTGAATTTAGGCACCATGTACTTGCATCGAGGTATGTCTTTTACATCTGAAACGAGAAGGCAAACCTGAACGCCGTTGAACATGCAGTCAGGCACTTCAAATACGTGGACGTGGTTGCCGTCGTTCTTCATTATTTTATGTTGTCTTGCAATCATAGCAGGTCACTCAATACTGGTTTCTTTCCTGGTGCGGCAATGTTAAGCAGACCAGGTGTGGTAGCAAGACTCATCTGGCGACTGCGACTACGCTTTAGTCTCTCACGCAGGTCGAACTTCTGTTTCTCTATCTCAGGGAGGACCTGTATCGGTGCCGCTGCTCGCACAGGTGGAAACTTCTGCCTATGGGGACTTCCGCCGAAACTCATAATGATGCTCCTTGTTTACCTGTCACAGCATCTGCAAACCTCTTGTCTATCAGTTTAAGACTTAGCTTCTTAGATGATATAAAGGTTATCACAAATGCAACATCTTTGCAAACAATTACTTCGTTTAACCTGAATCTGCCTGTCCCGTAATTGTCTGAAGTAGGAAAAACCAGCTTTGGCATAGCAAGAATGGGCATTGTGCTGGAATTTCCATCTGTGATTATTTTTTTATTTTCCTGCATTATTTTCCTTTTTAGTTAGTTATTCAACACTCAACAGGTCAATTGGCTCTTCCTGCACGGGACGCACCTGACGCTTAACATAGCGGCCAAGTTTGACATCGAGCATTGTTCCGCACAGGACACAAGGTACGAATTCAATGAACTCTGCGGAACCTGGAGGCTCGGCACCAGTGCAGGCTGAAGGACATTGGGGACATCTTACTATCCATAGTTGGCGTGACATTTGCTTACCTTCTTTCTTTCAATCCACTTTGCTTTTCTAAGCCTGACATTGATGTCAGCCAGCATCTGTACTGCCAATGCAATGCCTCGTTTTGCTTTCTTTTTAGACATTAGCCAACTCCAAGCAAGTCAGTAGTTCCGACGTCATTACGCACGTTCTCGTCATAATCATCGATTTCCTCGCCGTCCTGTCCGTAGATGTAACCACTGATGCGTTGC